AGTATGTTTCCTATGCAATACAAACCTAGATTTGGAAACCTCGTAAACAACACAGCTCAAAGAATGGAATGTGAAACTTTGTATTGGAAAGACAAAACAATCCAACTAAAAAATAGAAACTATGACGAGGTGTTCGGCAAAGAGTTAGATGATATTAATAAGTATGATCCTGTTGATGAAAAAGATGCTTACGCAAGAGAACACATGATTGAGTATGCACATAGAACCATTGATCAAACAAGAAAGGTGGTCAAGGAACTTTGTGGCAAAAATAAGATTACTTCTGAACGATATGTCATGAACAAACCTAAACAATTATTACACGACATCATAGGTCGTATTGATTATGAAACTAATAAATTATTTATAGAACTTAAAACTAAACCACCAAGCATTATAAAGAAAAAAGGTAAAGATGAATACTATTTTAAAACTCAACCACTTAATGATGATGCGGTCTTTGATGACTATTGGAAACAAGTAGCTTTCTATTGGAAGTGTACAGGTAAGAAACCTTTTTTAGTTTTAGTTAATGATAAAGAATATTTAATATACGATGACACTCATGCAGCTTTGTATGATGATCATTTAGAATACCAATATAATATGATGGTAAAAAGAATTTATAACTGGGAACAAATGATTATATATTGTAAAGGTGATCTGCAAAAGTTAGCAGATATTTCAGAGCCACCTGATCTTAATCATTACTACCATTATAAATACTTAACAGACAAACAACGTAAAACAATTAAACAACTATGGGGGTTAGAAGCATAATGAAAATAATAAAAGAACTATTAGCAGAATTAAAAAGATCTAATGACCTAAAAGAAAAGGCAATAGATTTTCAAATTATGGACGACTATGATTTTGGTAAAAAGTATGACTGTCATATTCCAATGGAGAGAAGACAACAAAATCCTATGATTGTTAAGGTAGATAATACTGTTGATCCGTATAATCCATCTACGAGGACATATTAATATGATAAACAAAATAAATAAGATAAATGAATTGTGTCGTAAAGATGGCATATATAAAAATGATAAAGGTCAAAAAGCTGTATCATCTTGGAGCAAGATTAAATACTTTAGGCAAGTGTTTGGTGATGAACTTGGATTTGATACACAGATATTTGACCAAGAAGATTATTATATTTGTAAGTGTAGAATTTTAGCTTATGATCCTGAACGAGTGTTAGCCACAGGTCATCATAAAACTTTTAAAAAGCAGGGATCATATCAACTCTGCGAAACATTTGCAATATCAAGAGCTTTAAGTTTCTTTGGTATATTGGAGAGCGACATAACCTCCCTTGAAGAATACAATATGTTAGGTATTCCAATGACTAGAGAAACTAAAGGTGCTGCCAATGGTAGTACAAATAAAGGTGTAGATCAAATCATAAATGATTTTAAAAAATGTAGAAACATTTATGAGTATAGGAGAGTTAGAAGAATTAATGATCCTTACATTGAACAAGCCTTAACTAAACATCCCTCTACTTACAAATCAATAATGAATATTGTTGAAAGTGTAGAGGATAAACTAAACAAACAGGAGAAAATATAATGGATAAGATATATATAAAACTTATACCGAATGCAGACAAACAACCAGGAGATAACAGACCTAGTTTTGTTGCACCTATTAATCCTAAATCCCCACAAGGAAAAACGTGGAGGATAGGAGCTAAAGTAGGCGACACTTGGTACAACCAAGCTGGATTTGACGATACCAATGAAGATGGTACACCAACAGGAGGATTGAATGTTGTGCTTACACCAAGCGATAATAAGACACCTCAATCTAGTAGTGGTGGACAACAGCAATTTGGTGGGTATAAAAAACCCTACCAAAAAACTGGAACTTATGGTAATTACAGAAGATAGAGTTTAGGCTCTAAAGTTTGTGGCGAGGTTTTAGTCATCACCCTTGACTTTCTTTTTAGTTGTTTTCCCTTGCCACAGACTCCAAACTTATGACTGATAATGTATATAAAAAACAGATAGGCGGATCACACTACTCTATGCCTATTCAACCAGCAGAATTTGTTAATAAAAACAACATACCTTTTGCCGAAGGGAACGCTATTAAGTATTTGTGTAGGCACAAAAAACGAGGTCAGAAACAAGACCTTTTAAAAGCTATACATTATATAGAAATGGCAATCGAAAGAGATTACAATGATTGACAATAAGGTTAAATCCTATATAAGAACAAGAAGCGGACAAGCGTTCTTTCAATATGTAGAAAGATTTGATTCCGTAGAGAAAGCTGCCGACCCCTCAAATGAGGGAGAGTTAGTAGAAGTAAAAGTCTCCGAAATAAAATGGGACTTTACAAAAGTGAAGGAGGATGCTGATGGAAATCAGAAAGCGTCTACAAAAGTTGAGAGACCTTCAAGGAAAAAAGTATAAGAAACATCTTGAAGCTAAACTTAAAGCTGAAAAGTATTACCAAGACAGTATTAGACTTGGTAGAAAAGTAGTAGACACGCAAGAGCAATTAATGGCAAATAGATAGTCATTAATTAAATTATTATAAAAACAACAAAAGGTTGTGCAAACAACAGAGGGGATGCTACGCTAATGAAAACATTTACACAATTAAAACAAGCTATGAAAGCTCCTATGTATAGGGAACTAACAGGGAGAGAACTTTTAATTTATAAAACAGGATTTAAAAATGGCTATCGTATGTCATCACAACAAAGTAGAGCAAAAATAGAAAGTCAATTATTAAGATTGAGATATAGGCAAGAAAGATTTGAAGAAAAGAAAAATGGTTTAGCATCAGACCGAAAAAAAGTTTATCCTCAAACTTTAGATGCTGTCATTAATAAAGTGTGTATAAAATATGAAGTTAAAAAAGAAGAGGTGTTAGGTATAAGAAGGTTTGAATTTTTAGTTAGAACCAGAAGTATTATAATTAATTTAATGATAGAGATATATGGTGTATCATTATCTCAATTAGGTAGAATGTTAAAGATAGATCATTCTACAGTTTTACATCACGTAAGATTAAAATCACTAGGTCAAAGATTTTGGACACCAGAAAAAACAATTCACGAAGAGTTTAAAGAATTAAAAGAAGAACTAATTACTTAAATCCTCTTAACATAGATTGATAGCTTTTTTTAGTTATAGTAGATTTAGATTTGCTTCTACTTGTACCAGCTTTCTTTCTTTTGTTAATGTTGTAATACAAACCTTTTTTTGCAGTTTTACCTGATTTAGTTTTGTGATAACCTTTTTTCATTATTTCCTTTTTGATTTAGATTTAACTATTTTTTTTTGTAGTGATTTAGGTAAAGTCTTTTGTTTCTTTGTAAGTTTACCTTTTGCTTTCTTGCCGTACATTTTTATCTCCTATATTTAAATATTTATCGAAGCAACTAGGTTTGCCATTATAATAATGACAAAAATGTTTCTTCTCTGCATTTATAATCCATCCACCTTCATTACTCAATAGCTGTCTTTTACACATAAGACAATATCCACAAACTAAAGTAATGTTTCTTTTAGACCAGGTCTTTTTCTTTACCATTTTTTGCAGGACCAATAACGAGCTGTAAATTTATCTGTTGCAGTTTTACAGTTATGTCTAGCTCTAAAGCTCCTTCTAGCTGCAGGATTTGATTTACGTATCTTCATATTAGCATCACCATACCTAATAATCTTTTCTTTACCATCTTTACAAGCCTTAACAACAAACTTCTTACCACCTTGAACTTGTCGTTTAGGTGCATTGCATTTCATCTTTGCTTTATTTATAGCCATAACTATCTATAATATTTTCTGTCGTATAAAACAACTTTCCATTTATCTTTCTTTTTAAAATTACCTCGTTTAGCATATTCTGTGGCTTCTTTTTCTGTGTCCCATATTTCATTAGTGAACAACTCCCACTTATCGTTACGCATCCACAAAATACAATACACTATTTAAAACCGATTAATTTTAAAATAACTTTCTCTATAAAATCTATGATTTTTTTTATCATTAATCACTTTTTGATATGCTTATTATTTTACCATCTTTGATAACAGCATTAACCTTCATACATTGAAACTGTGCGTTGTTTGTTGATCTCATTGAAATCCTTTTCCTCTGCATACATTCGGATAACGAAGGCATAAGTAAGTGTTCTTTTAAAACTGGCGGATCGCCAAGGTACATTAATAAAGCAAAAACTAATTCCATCTAGTGTCCATTCATTTTCTTTTGGAAGGCATCAAACTGTTCTTTTAAATGATCTATATTAACTTTGTTATATCTGCTCTCCTGTATTTCTTTTTGTATAGTTTCAATCTCACCCGCAAGGTGTTCAATCAACATATACATTTCTAGGTTCTTTGGTTCTTGCTCCGCTTTTTTAAGAAGATCAGCTTGGAATAAAGTATCTGCTGTTTCTAATTTGTTTAGTCTTTCTTGAATAGTAAAGAACGCATATAAACCTGTGCATATAAAAAAAATTATAGCTATTAAATTTTTTATCGGTAAACCTATGTTTGTATTTTCACTTATCTTCATTCGCAATGTCCTCCAACTACTTGTGTACCATCTTTCATTAACCATTTATTTAAAGGATACTCATGATATACGGCTATCTCTCTTATTACACCTTCTAACACATCAAAACAATTATTAATTTGTTCTTTTAAATATAGATAATGAAAGTTAATTTGTGTATCCAAAGTAAACACAGCGTTAGCTTCTACAAGATATAACACTACAGTTTTCATCTTCTACCTTGTTTTGCATAAGGTTTGTATGACCTCTTGCGGTTTTTGTTCATAGAAGATTTTTTAGGTCGCCTACCTATGCTTGTTTTTTTTGGTATTCTTACGTGCTTTGGTTTTTGTAAATTAAATTTTACCCTCGCCATAATTACCTGTTTGTTTTTTGTGATTATCCCCCATTGTATCACCATCCCAATTAGAACTTACATGAGTAGGCTCTACATTATTTAACCATCTTTGTATTGATATAAAAGCACCTCCATTTTTAGATGCAGTTCCACCATGAGGATCATTTGGTCTAACTCTAATAGTTTGATAAGCGTAAGAAGGCATACCTTCCATCTCTTCTAATGCTTGTTCACTACTAATTACTGTTTCACCATTGTGAGTAAATTTCATTCCATATAAAAATACTTCATAACTATCTACATCTGGATGAGTATGTTCTGGTATTACTAAATTAGGTTCACAAATAAATAATTCTACTTGGTAGTTATTATTACGATATAAAACAATACCATTAACACCCTCAATAAATAACAATGGATTTTTAAATGGAGTATAAACTTTTTGAATATCTCCAGAAGTTAAATACCAATGAGCAAAACTAGATAATTCATCTTCTTTTGGATTTATCATTTTTTTTATTATATTTTCTATTTTTCTTTTTACCTATTTGTTGTGATAATAAACTTACTTTAGAACTGTATTGCTGGACATAAGATGTTGATATTTTTTTTGCCATATTTCTTTCTGTGTTAAACCTTTTTCATCTTTTTTTTCTTTACTCCTAGAGTCTATATCTTTTGTATGTATAACTTCAACTAAAGCATAACGATAAACGTCATCAGATTTATCCCATTGAAAATGAACTAAATATCTAGGGTCTTGATATTTGTCAATTAACCTAGGATCGTAATCGTTGGTTGTCATTTATTAAAATTTTTTATTTCACTAGCTTTGATGCCATAGATAGCAGCAACGACTGACACCCAAAGTCCGACCAACCACCAAGGCATTGACTGAAGTTTCTCAAAAAACAAATCCATTTTTCTTTCTATCTCTGGATCATCTGCAAATACAGAGTAAGCTAACATGAAGATAGGGGTAGACAACACGATAAGTACGAACTCATCTTTCCAGTCTCCCTTCTGATGCTCGAATACTTTACCCTTGTACTCTATCTCCCCCCTCCTCATCTTCTCTGCATGGTGAAGTCTGGCTTCTGATAATGCTTCTTTAGTTTTTTGTTTGTCTTGATATAACTTGGCAGCTGTCTTAACTCCCATACCTAATAAATTTAACCACATTATTGTTCTAACCAAGGTTTATAAATTACCTTGCCTTCTTCTCTCATAGCTCTTAACCATTGTTGTCTGTTTTGATTTCTTGAATAGCTTACATGAATCCATCCACTTGAAGGTTCATTATCTTTGTAAAATTCTAATATTCCTTGGTCTACTTCTAAATTATCTCTAATCCACTTTCCTAATTCTTTATTATCTACGCCAGGTATTTCAAAATCTGCAGCAGCAGCTTCATCATCAGCAACGTGTTGACTGGTAATTTTTGATCCTATTGCTACACACAGTTCCGCACATCTAAAACCACTAGATATAATTAAAGGCTTGTCAAAGTGTGAACGAACAGGTTGAAGAACATTAATAGCTAATGCTTTTAAATTTTCTATTTGTTCAGGACTAGGGTTGTTGTTGATACCTTTACGTTCTGCAACTTGCGACT